TGCTGGTGTTGGAAAGACACATATTATCAATCTTGTGAGTGCTGATGCGTTGAGCACAATTATGAAATTAGAGGGATTAGAAGGGAAAGAATTGCACGATGCGCTTTATCACTTTGAAAAGTACATGTATTATAATCCAGTAGCAAATAAGTATAAGACTAATTACAATAGTTCATTGTCAAAAATTTTCGTATGCGATGACGCAAATCAAGTAAATGCTCATTTTTTGAAAGAAGGACAGCCTTTTCCAGTAGATCTTATTCATTATGCGAATTCGCATACTCATTTATTAAACGTAGCAGAATTAGAAAATAAACGAAACGCTCACTTCAACTCTGCATTGATTGTGGCCACGGACAACTCAAAAACTCCTGTTCTTGATTACATGGCCAGCGCCGATGCTTATAAACGTCGTATAGATCTTCAATTTTGTGTTAAATTAAAACGTGAGTATGCATGTTCAGTGAATGATGTGGTAGTTGTGAATAATGAAGCCTTGGATCACGCGAGGGTGAATAAGCATATTTGGCGATTTGAAGGACATGGTGGAGTTTATGACTATGATGAGATGATAGAGTTCGTACATAAGGCATTTAATGCCAAACACGAAAAATTTGTGAATTCGTGTAAAGTTTTCAAAGAGTATGCAGTGCGTAATACACCTCGTCCTGAGGCTATGACATTAGAAGAGAAATTGCCGGAGAATAATAACCCATATGCGAAATTTTTAAAAGATGGAGAAGTAGTTCGTTTAGGGCATGGGAAAGTAGAAGAAACTGCGACACAGCATTCATTAAAATCATCGTTGAAGCGTACATATAAAGCAGCCATGTATACAGCATGTGGCGACACATTTTCGACCAACCCTTATGGTTGGTATCATACTCAATATTTAAAATTCCTTGTGTGGTTACATTGTCAGTCTTTTTATCAGCATCCATTTTTGTGGACTTACGTGTTTTTTTGCGTCCGTCCTTGTCAAGCTTTTCAACGTATTTTTAGGCGTACATCAGCGAAGACCCGTTCTCGGGCTTATAAAATAGCGGCAGTGTTTGGAGTGGTCGCGGCAGGATATGGGGCATATCGGTGCCTGTCAAAGAAGAAGAGAG